TCCAAGGCGCGTTCAATGAAATTGGCTGCGCTGCGGCTTTTTCTGTTGCCAAGCTGGACAACGGCATTTTCTGGCTAGGCGCAGATGCGCGAGGCCAAGGCATCGTTTACCGGGCCAATGGCTATACCGGCACTCGGGTTAGCACCCATGCCATTGAGTACGCCATTGCCCAATACGGCGACATTTCTGACGCCATTGCCTACACCTACCAGCAAGAAGGCCATGCTTTCTACGTTTTGACATTCCCCACCGGCAACGCCACTTGGGTCTACGATGTGTCTACCCAGGCGTGGCACGAACGGGCTGGGTTTGACAACGGCCTGTTTATGCGCCACAGGTCAAACTGCCAGATGGCGTTTAACAGCCAAATTGTGGTGGGCGACTACGTTAACGGCAACATCTACGCTTTTGACTTGGATGTGTACGCTGACAACGGCGGCATCCAAAAGTGGTTGCGTTCTTGGAGAGGCTTGCCGTCAGGTCAGAACAACCTCAAGCGAGTGGCACACCATACCTTGCAGCTTGACGCTGAGACAGGCGTTGGGCTGGGCGTTACGCCAGAGCAAACTGCTGACGGCATCCTTACTGAGTCGGCAAACGTCCCACCAGCCGGGCCAAGCTATCAACTGATTGCTGAGTTTGATTGGCAGTATTTGGCAACCGAGTCGGGCCTTGAGATCATCACCGAATCATCCTTGGGCCTGCCGGGTGAGTACCTAGTGACCTTTGCCTACTCTGGCCCAGACATTGATGGCGCTGAGATTGTCACCGAGTCATTCCCAGCCACACCAGGCTATGACCCGCAAGTCATGCTGCGCTGGAGCGACGATGGCGGTCATACTTGGTCAAGTGAGCGTTGGACTAGCATGGGCAAGATTGGTGAGTTTGGATATCGCACGTTCTGGCGTCGGCTTGGCTCATCCAGAGATAGGGTCTACGAAATCAGCGGCACTGACCCGGTAAAGATCGCCATCATGGGCGCTGAGTTGGTGCTGAGTCCAACGTCAAGCTAGTATGGCAAACGTCACCCAAATCCCTGCGCCTCGGGTAATGTTTACCCAAGACGGTCAGATCACGACCCAATGGTTTCGTTGGCTGAACAACGTCTATACCATCACCGGCTCTGGCCTTGGCATTACGCCGGTCATCAACGGCGGTACGGGCCTAGGCACAATTCCGACCAACGGGCAGCTGCTGATTGGCAATGGCACAGGCTATGCCCTGCACACGCTGACGGCTGGCACAGGCATTACCGTGACCAACGGGGCCGGCACGATCACGGTGACCAACAGCCTGCCCGACTTGACGGTGGTGCTGACAGGCGCAGGCACAACGGTAGTGACCGGGACGTACCCGAGTTTCACCATCACCAGCAACGATGCGTTTGTGGGCACGGTAACTAGCGTTGGCGGTACGGGTACGGTCAACGGCATCACGCTGACAGGCACGGTGACTACAGCAGGCAACCTGACCCTTGGCGGTACGCTGAGTGGGGTTAGCCTGACAACTCAGGTTAGTGGGACGTTGCCCATAGCCAACGGCGGTACGGGAACGACTTCTACGACTTTTGCCAGCCTGACAACCAACGTATCTGGTATCCTGCCGGTAGCTAACGGTGGCAATGGCCTGGGCGCTGCTTATCTAGTGGCAACTCTGCCAGCCGCGGGTACGCAAGGCCGCAGGTCGTGGGTGACTAATGCCCTGGCCCCTACATTTCTAGCGGCGCCCGTTGGCGGTGGTGCGGTGGTTTGCCCGGTGTTTGACAATGGCACAGCTTGGGTGGTTGGGTAACAAGGAGAACGATTATGGGTTGGGGTCAACTATTAGGCGCTGCGGCGGGATATTTTCTTGGCGGTGAGTCAGCGGCAGGCACTGCTTTGGGCGCTGCCCTTGGCGGCGGTCTTGATGAGGCTACTGGCGGTGGGGCAACGGGTGCTGCGCGTGAAGCCACCAATGCAGCCAACGCTCAATCTTCCGAAGCATTGGCACTGCAACGGCGGATGTACGAAGAAGGCGTCGCTAGACAACAACCAAGATTGGCAGCAGGCACCAACGCACTAGCGCAAATGCAGAGTGGCGCGTTTGCACAACCAGCGGCGTTTAGGTTTGGCGCAAGTGACTACCAAGCTGACCCAGGCTATGCGTTTAGGCTTGCAGAAGGCCAAAGGGCAATTGACCGACAAGCAGCAGCCCGTGGCGGTCTGATCTCTGGCAGCGCTTTACGAGCAGCTACGCGCTATGGGCAGGACATGGGATCGCAAGAATACGGCAACGCATATCAACGCGCTTTAACGGGCTACAACGCTGATGTAGCACGTTCCAACACAGGCTACAACCGTTTGGCGGGGCTTGCTGATGTAGGCCAAACAGCAGGCACTCAAATTGGCACAGCCGGTCAAAATTACGCGACTAACGCTGGGAATTTAATGACCAACCAAGGCTATAACACTGGCAACGCCTATTTAGCTGGAGAACGTGCAAGACAATCAGCTTACGGAAATATAGGTACTGCACTTGGGTCTGGTGGCTTTGGTAGTCTTCAAACTGGATTTAACAATATGTTTGGCGCTAGGCAACCTGCATCCTCAACATCAAGGTATATGCCTTCTGGTGGGTATGACCCTTATCTGCCTTATGGATATGACGCTTAAGGATTAAATCATGGCACTTAATTTTGGAATTCTTGACCAAGGTGGCCCGACAAATTTCTTTGAGGGATATTCCCAAGGCCAAGAGAAAATGCAGGCCAATGCAATGGCCCAGCAAAAGGCCGTGCAAGCCCAGCAAGAGTTCGGTATGCGCCAGCAAGAGTTTGCCGCTGGTCAGGCGGATAAGCAACGGGTTGCCAACACTGCCATAGTTACGCAAAAAACACTTGCTGCCCGTGATGCGCTGCTCCGCGCTACCAACCCAGAAGCTGCCCGTGCCATTGTCCGGGCGCAACACGCCGACCCGTATCTTGGACGGATTAGGCAACAGTTTGGTACGCTGGAACAAGATTTAGCTGATATTCCTGAAGAAGCATCGGCTTTTCAGCAGTACAAAGAACGAGAGGCTATGGGTGTTGACGAGTTTCTAAAGCGACAAGCCAGCACTAGAGAATTTGCCACTGCTATGGGTGGTACTCAGCAGGCTATGCCTCAAGCAGCGCCGACTAACGCTATGGCTCCAGCGGGGGCTGCTGCACCAGCGCCAATGGCTAATGCTATGGCTGCACCAGCAATGTCAATTGAACTGCAAACCAAGTTGGCCCAACTTCAACGGTTATCGACGCTTGCGAATCAAACGCCCCAAGTTAGGGCCACCATTGACCAGCTAAATAAAGATGTTGTTAGGTTGTCTCCTGCGGCACAAGGGCCAAGCTCTCTGGCTAGACTGCAATCAGAACTAGCCGCATTGCCTCCGGGTGATCCACGCCGCCCAGATTACTTGGCGGCAATTAGAAAAGAAACTCAGTTTGCGCCTCCGGCAAGTACAAACGTAACTATGGTTTCGGAAAGAGCCGAACAGGGCGCTCGCGGTAAGATGTTAGTTGATCAATATAGCGACATCTCTAAAGCTGCTGGGCTTGCAGCTAGAACACTGCCGTCAATTGAGGTAAATTTGAGTGCGCTAAACAAAGGTTTTGATACCGGCTTTGGTAAAGAAACAATTGCCGCAGGCGCTAGTGTGTTGGCCTCGTTGGGTGTTAAAGATGCAGAGAAGTTTGCTACTGATACACAAAAGTTTCAATCAAATGCTATTAGCGCCGTGTTGCAAAAGCAGTTGGAACAAAAAGGCCCACAGACGGAATCGGACGCTCGCCGTATTGAACAAATTGGAGCGCAGTTAGGTAAGACCAAACAAGCCAACGAGTTTATTTTGTCAATGGCTGGCGAACAATTGCGTCGAGATATTGATCAACGCAACTTTTATGACCGCTGGTACAAGACGAACAAAACTTATGACGGCGCTGAAGACTCTTGGTTTAGTGGTGAGGGTGGCAAATCACTGTTTGACCGTGCTAGTCTTAAAAAGTATGTTGGTGGCCCCAGCGCATCTAGTCAAATTCCTACCAATGTTGCACCTGCTGCGCCAGCGTCAAACATTACACAACAACGCCAAGACGCAAATGCAGCAATTGCTAAAGGAGCGCCTGCGGCTGCGGTTCGCCAACGCTTCAAACAAAACACAGGTCAGGAGTTGTAAATGGCTACTGGATATGAAGACTTAATTCCTGTTGCGTCTACTACAGGGTATGAAGACCTCATACCTAAAACCCCTGGCTTTATAACTAAACTTGGCCGAGGCGCAGCGTCTTTGGCTGACGTTACGGTTGGCGGCGTCGTGCCTGGCGCAATGCAGTTTTTGGGCTATCCGTTGGCCCGTATAAATCGGTCGCCGGAGGAAGCGCAAGCTGCTACAAAACGCATCGCTGCGCCGTTTGAGCAACCTTTTGGCCGCACATTTGGCGTCACTGAAACGCCGGAATACAAGCAAGAGGCCAGCCGTCAGTTCATGGATTATGTTGGCCAAAGTTTTCAAGACTTTACAAAGTCTATATCGGGGAAAACAGGGCTGTCGCAGCCGGACGTTGAAAATATGATCGGCAGTTTGACGTTAGCGGCTCCAAAAGTCATACCTCCTGTTGCAAGGGCTGTCTCTGACGCAGCAGCGCCCGTAATTGAAAAGGCAATTGTTGGGGCAAAAATGCCGTTTGAAGGACAACTTCAAGCGCGGCGTGAAGCGGCTTCGTTGCGAGATTACGCTCGGGGGCCGCAAATTGATGCTGCCGCTGAAGCGCAACGGTTAGGTATCGCGCTTAATCCAACTGACATTCAGCCTACGATTGGCCCCAAACTTACCACTATGGTGGCTGGTGAAAAAGGCGTAGAGGCCATTACCGCTGCCAACAAAAGTGCCGTGCGTAAGGTTGCGCTTGACGAAATGGGTTTGCCGCCCACAACACAACTTAACGGTGAAGCAGCATTTAAGCAAGCCCGTACTCAAGTTGACCAGCCCTACAGAGAAGTTAAAAAACTTCCAATACAGCAAGCCGATGATGCAATGCTTCAGCGGTTGGAAGCTATTCGTAGCGACTTAGATGTTATTGGCGCTAAAGAATATGCCCCAGCCATTAGCAAGATTGTTGACGATGCAATTGCCAAAACTCAAACAGGTTTGACCGGTGATACGTTGCTTAAAAACATTAGTGTTTTGCGCGAAAGAGCAAAAAAAACGTACAACAATAAGTCGGCAACAACAGAAGCATTGGATATTGCAGATACCAATTTGCGGATAGCGACTGAACTAGAGTCAATGATTGACGGCAGCATAACTAACCCAAAATTGCTTGGGGAATATCGTGATGCTCGGCAAAAAATGGCGCGTATTTACACGTATGAAGCCGCAACAGACTTCAATACTGGAATGGTAGATGTTAGTAAGTTGGCGCGTCTTACTTCAAGCAATAACGCATTGACGGGCAACATTGCATCTCTAGGAAAAATAGCTGGTAACTTTCCCGATGTGTTCACCACAAAAGCCGCAACTCCCTTTAACAAGGCTGTGGCAATTGGCCGAACTGGCGCAGCAGGAACGCTTGGCGGTTTAGCTGGATATGCGCTAGGTCAAGATTACGTTAGTGCCGCATTGGGTTCGGTTTTGGGTGCTGGTGCTGGCAAAATTGGTCAGTCTTTTGCCGCTAATCGTTTGGCATCACCTGAGTACCAAGCTGGTCTGCAACTGCGGGACGCACGAATTCCAGTCAATCAATTGGCGGCATCAATGCAGCCTATTCCTCAAAATCGCGCTGTTGTGCCTTATGAAACGCCGGTGGAGGTTCTTGGGCCTGGGCAAGGGCCGTATCAGCCAAACTTTGTTATGCGTCCCGGTGGTTATGGGCCACTTACTACACCCGGCGTTGCGCCTGGGCCTGCCCAGATAGGAATGTCACAAGGCCCGGTTGGAGGTCAAATGGGTGCGCTTCGCATGGAGGATGCAAGGCTTCGTAATTTGAGTATGCAGCAAGGCGCTGCGGCTGAAGCCCAAGCAGCGGCTGCGGCGTCGGCTGGCCGTCAACCTACTGGTCGAGGCAGTGTGCTGGAATTTGACCCGATTACAGGCACATACAAGGTGGGCGGTGAAGGCGTCAAGGGCGCAACGCCAGAAGTGTTTATGGCAAACACTGGTCAATCATTAAGCGCAGCGGCTGAAAAGGTGGCTGCTGGTAAGTTGTTTGACATGACAGCCGCCGAAAAAGTGGCTTGGAGCAAAACCAAAGTTGATTTTGCTGAAGCCGCGCCAGAGTTGAAAGGCTTGTCTGACAAAGCTATTGCCAACAAGATGATGGATAGGAAATGGGTTGACGGCACCATAGTTAAACTCCGCGAACAGGCGGCAGCTTTTGATGATATTTCCAAACGCGCCAGCAATGCTCAAGTTGCTCGTGACGCAGCAATCAAACGCGAAAAAATGTTAGATGTGCTTGCTGACTTGGAAGATAGTCTTCTCCCTGCCCGTCCGGTATCATCAGGCATTCAAGGAAGTAAAACTCGGGAATTTAACCGTAATCAAATGATTGCGAACACCAAAAACCAAAACGCCATGACGCAGTAGGAACACATATGTACTACCTCAATGCTTTCAACGAGATGCTCCGCAAGCGTCAGCGGCAGAACATGATGGGTGGCGAGGGCTATCAGGGCGTCGGCTCTACCGCACCATCTGGCCCAATGGGGCTAGGCCCAGCGCAGGATCGGAATGCCTTTCGGGATTTCTATAACAATATGTCTCCCGGTGCAAGTTTTGCTTTGGGTATGTCCCCTGTTATTGGCCCTGCGTTCAACCTCGGAAAGTTGGCTAACTACGCCATGTCTCAGTATGACAAGTCTCAGCTTGCGCCTGCGGATGCGGCAATGGCTTCGGCTAGGCAGGGGTTTCAGGCTAGTGAGAAGGGCTTGTACGATGCGCCAACCGTTGATAGTTATGTTGACGACAGCGGCGACAGGCTAGGCTTTAGTGGGCCTACCGTTGGTGGCCCAATGGGGCAGCCAGGTATTACAGGAACGGATTTGGCTCCTATGGCTTATGAAGCTGTGAGTTCTCCGGTATCGCAGCCATCTGTTACCGGGACGGCCTTGGACACTTTTGGCGGCGGATTTGGTGGCAGTCCTGCTGGGTTTGGCGGCGGTTTTGGTGGCGGTGTTGGTACGGGTGAATTTGGTGGCAATCCTGAATCTGCTTCTGATCTGGGTTACAACCAAGGCGGCATGGTCACACCCGAACGCTTAATGGGCCGCGCTCCTGCACCAGACGACGGCTACGGGGCGCTGCAGGGCGGTGAGTACGTCATTACCAAGGCGGCGGTGGAGAAGTACGGCAAGCGTCTGCTGGACGCTATCAACAACGGGA